ATTTCGTGATTGACTGGCATGGGTTTTTTTCTTATGAACCTATCATACGACAAAACCTCCTGGTTAGAAAGGTTCATGTTCCACTTAAGTAACTGTCCAATTAATGTTGGTTCTAATAGTTTGATTATATTTCCAAACTTCATATAAAATTGAAGAATCTACTCCAATTTCATCCATTTGATAAATCAGAGAATTAATATCTTTAGGAAAGCATGTTCCACCAAATCCACGATCACCATCAAATCCAGGAACATCTGTATGAGACTTTCCAATTCTACTGTCACCAGTAACACCATCCTTTACTCTATCATAATCAATCCCAACTTCTTGACAGAAATCATACATCTTATTGAAGTAAGCAACTTTGGTTGCTAAAAAAGTGTTTGAAAAATATTTAATAGTCTCACTCTCACCAGAAGTTACAATTTGATTTGGAATATTTGGAAACATTTTACTAAAAAACTGTGAAAATTCTTCACAGTATTCTTGCTTTCCACCAATAATGTTTCTTTCAGAATTTTTAAAATCCTCTACAGCATTTTTTGCAGTTAGGAATTCTGGATTATGAATAACTTTATGAGTCTGTGCAAATTTTTCAGTGGTTCCAACAGGAACTGTTGATTTGATTACAAAGATACCAGGAACTTGATTTGGAAGATTTGAAAAGAAATTTTCAATAATTGAAAGGTCACATTTCCCACTATTATTCATTGGAGTTGGAAGACATACAAAAATAAAGCATGATGACAAAACTTCTTCTAGAGTATTTGGAGATCTATTTGGATCAACATCAAATACTTTACATTCAATTTTATCTTTTAAATTTTGATGAACTGCATTACCAACAAATCCATTACCAATAATACCAATCATAATGCCATCCTACTAAATCCTTTCACTTTCTCAAATCTTATGACACTTTCAAATCGGTCTTCCAATCCTGCTTTATGAGAGATAACAAAAATATTAGCATCTTTTACTACAAACTGAATAATTTTAAGGAACTCTTCTGTTCCAGAAGAATCTAAAGAACTATCAAAAATCTCATCAAGTATCATCAAATTACAGTTCACAGAATTTTTCATTCGTGCGACTTCTCTCCAAGTAAAAAGTAATGCTAAATCTATACGTTGTTTCTCACCTTCACTAAAAGAAGCATATGAGAAATCTTCATGAATTGGAGATTGAACAGTTTCATTAAACTCTTCATCAAGAGTAAAGTTTATATAAAAGTCCATCATCTGCAAATAACGATTGACTTGCTGATTAATTAAAGGTAGATACTTCTTAATTATTTTAGACTTAACTCCACCGTCTTTCAAGAGACCATAAGAAAAATCATAGTAATTAATAGAATCTTTTTTGATTGCTAATTCATCATAAGTATTATGAAGAGTTTCTTGAAATGATTCTAATTTTTCATGTTCAGAATTTCTGTTTTTAAGTTGGTTGGTAAGTTTTTGAATTTCATTTTCAAGATCTCTGATTTGCCTTTGGCATCCAGAGATTTTAGTATTGTTCCTAGAAACTTCATGTGTAAGTTTTGTAATCTCTTTTGAAAGTGTTGTAAATTGATGCTCTCTGTCTTCTTCCTCTTTGATTGCTACTTCCAGTTCTTTATAACCAGATTGCAAATCCTTGGCCTTATTTTGAGCATCATTAATTTTATTTATTCTAAATTCTTCATCAATCTCCTGTGTGCAAGTAGGGCATACCGTATTTTCATTAAAAAATTTATGTTCAACAGTAATTGTTGATACTTTCTGTGATATTTTACCCTTTAATGTTCCAAGTTTTTTGAGTTTATCAGATGCACCAGCAACTTCTTCTTGTTTTTTTATATTCTTAAGAACGTCTTCTTCAATTAAAGTATTTTCTTTTATACAATCAACAACTTCAGAATCTAAATTAGCAATCTTTTCTTTATTAGCATTTATATTTGCATTTCCACGATTCTCAAGTTCTTCAATAAAGTTTTTTTGCATTTCAACTTTATCAAAAAGAGATTCTTTTTTAAGTTCTAAAGTTTTTACTTCATCACGAATCTTACGAATCTTTTCTTTAATTACAGTATTCATTGAAGAAAATATCTTTATATCCAATAAATCTTCAATCACTTCTCTACGATGTGATGTGGGAAGTTGCATAAAAGGAACAAATGCACTTGACCCCAATATTACAATTTGTGTAAATGACTTATAATTCATTTTAAGAACTGTCTGCTCTAACCATTTCTGTTGGTCATTTGAGGCAGAGACTTGATCTATAACTTTATCATTACAATAAATTTCAAAGATATTTGGTTTGATTCCACGAATCACTTTCCATTCTGATGTTCCAATTAAAAATTCAACTTCAACAATACAATCTTTCTCATTAACTGTATTGATAAGTTGTGGTTTATTGATTTTTCTAAAACTACGCCCAAACAAAGAGAAGCATAATGCATCCAAAATTGTACTCTTACCGGCACCATTTGTACCAATAATTAAATTAGTTTTGTTTTTGGTAAAATTAACTTCGGTAAATTGATTACCAGTGCTTAAAAAATTACGCCATTTTATGGTCTTAAATGTAATCATTATTAATAATTTGGAGGAATTACAATATCATTTGAAGTAATAATAGTATACTTATAGTCATTTAAATTGCAAGTTTGTAACATAATGTCATCTTCAATTTCAATTAGATGCATTTCTGGATGCCCATCTTCTTCAAGCATCATAGCATATCTTTCAGCATCATCTTCTTCTTCAAAGAGGTATAGAATTTTTTCCCCATATTCATTCACAACAGAATATGCTCCCTCTCTTTCTCTACCATAAATTGTTAGTAAAAACATATCTAAACTATTTCACATGCCTCACGATAAATTTCATGAAGCATTTTCTGAACAATTGATTTATCAAGAGATATTTCAGATTCTTCAACATAACGATTCAAAATAGAAAGTGTATCCTCTGATTCATAAGCCTCAAATTCTTCATTTTCTTCAATTTGGAGGTTTTCAACAATTTTAAGTTCAGATATATTTGAGGCATAAAGTTTATCAATAAACTTTTCAAATTTTTTAGTATTTGATTTCTTACGAACTATTACCTTTACAATTTTATTTTCATACTCACGAGTATCAAAAGTTTGATAATTATCGTCATCATAATAAATCACATGATACATTTTATACGGATTATTTACAGGAGTATGTTCAAGAGTTTCAGTATCAAAGATATGAAATCCACGAGTATCATTTACATCATTCCAAAAAATCTCATAAGGATTTCCAAGATAAAATACAGTGCCATTATTTGAACGAGTATGATAATGTCCAGAAAATACTTTTGTAAAATTATCAAATACAATAGAATCCATACCATCATCCATTGTATGCCCGCGATGAGCCTGAAATCCATTCAATTCCAAATGCCCCATAGCAACTTTACATCCACTCTTTTTGATTAGACGTAAAGTTTTTTCCTCATTATCAGCACAAATCCAAGGAATCAGAAGAACATTTAAGTTTCCAATTTTAATAACTTCAGGGTCACTATAAGTTTTTATATTTGAATAATTTTGAAGCAAAAGTGAGGGGGAGTTTACACTATTAGTATTTTTATAATAAGCATCGTGATTTCCAACGAGCATGTGTACATCATATTTTAAAAGAGGATCTAATACAACTCTTTTTGTCCATTCTAAACTCTGATAATCAATTGACTTACGACTGTCAAAAGCATCCCCAAGATGCATTACTGTAGTGATTTCTTCCTTTTCTAATGTCGGGAAAAATACATTTTTATAAAATTGCTCAAAGTAATCCTGAAAAAGTTTTGAACCTTTCCGGCAGCCGTAGTGGGTGTCAGTGATTATTGCAACACGCATAAAACTAGTATCTTATTTTACTGTGTATATCGTCTTTGATACTATTATAGTCTGAATAATTTCCACCGTCAATGGTATTATCATCTGTAAATACTTCACTAAATCCAGAACGTTCAAGGATTTTATTTTTGATTTCTAATTGACGTTTTTCTCTTTGTATACGACGAAGAAAAGCATAGTAGATAATCTGTGTAAAGTAAGCAAAAGGATTTTCAGATTTCTTTGGATTAAAGTTATGAATATACTGAACACAATTTTCAATCCCATCACAAATCATATCGTCCTTAAACATATAATTTACGAAGTTGGGCTTGAATGAAAGATGGTTAGCAATCTTTAAAAAACATTCACCTATGTAACGTGGTATCACTGGTTTGGGTTTGTCTTGAAGGGAAGCAATTTCAACATCTTCCCTGTACTTAATGAGAGCAGCAAGAAAATCTTTATTATTTACATAATGATCTGACCTTTTTCTTTTAGTCATAACATTTGTTGTTATCATAAGTTTTGTTCATTAATATGTATGAATTATAACACGTATTGTAATAGTTGACAAGTTTCTCAAATAAGTGTACAATAACCTTTGTGAGGGTTGAAAAGATTAGTATAAGATACTTAGCTAATCTTATAAAGTTTCTCCAAGATTTCTTTAGCATCATTTACATTTGAAAGATAACCCATTGTTTTACTTGGTTTAGATTCATTAATTCCTTTTGTATCCAGTTGTCTCACATATGATTGATACATCACAATCATTTCAATATCAAAAGATTCTGACATTGTAAGCACATCATTTAAATTAATAACAAACATATCCTCTGTTGTTGTCTTCATCCAAGGTTCAAATTTATATCCAGAAACTCCAAATCTATTTTTAATTTCTGATATCATAATTGGATTTAGAATAATTAATAAAGTTTTATCTTCTTCTTCCATAGCAGATACTTTGGCAAATATTTCTTCACCTGATTTCAATTTTATTGTTGAGTAAAAATCTTCTTCCATTAGTTTTTGAGTTGTATTGTAATTATTTCGTAATTAAATTTTTCTTCATTATATATTTTAATTCTTTCTATAAAATGATTGAGAGTATAGTTTTTTCTTGAGTTATAAGTACAATCATCAGAGATATCATACAAGACTGCTTTTGTTTTGTTTTTACCTTTTCTTAAAACTCTTCCAATTGATTGAAGATTTCTAATTCTGGATTTACTTGGAGAAGCAAATATTACATTATGTAGATTTTGAATATTGATACCAGTTGAAAATGTACCATAAGAAGCAACAATAATCGCATCATTTTCCTTTTCAGTAATCTCACGAGTGAGTTCTCTTTCTTCTGTATCCACACCACCATGAATAAAGAAAACTTTTCTATCATCCTTCTTATTACTATTTATCTTTTCATATAATATAGATCCGTGTGTTTCAACTCTACTGTATAAAACCAAAGTGTTTCCTTTTAAATCTAATGCAAGATTTTTAATAAAGTTATTTCTTTTCTCATGAGTTATTAAGTATTGTATCTCATCTTCATATACATCAAACTTCTTAGGAGAATGTTTGAGAACTATGCACTGAATATCCAACTGAGAAAGATGTCCTTGTTTCATCAACACATCTGTTCTTGTAACTTTATATGAAGGGCCAAATAATCCTTCTAAAACCCACTTATGAGTTTGAGTTCCATCTAAAGTTCCAGTAAATCCAAAACGATATTTAGCATGATGTAGTTTAGTCATGATTGAGATTAATGACTTGCTCTTGAATAAATGAGCTTCATCACCTATAAT